ATTCCTGCGGATACGAATCTCGCCTCGGGGCTCAATCCCGCGACGGAGGCTGTGACGGTAAACNAGCTTGCAGGTTATTCGCAGGCGATTGCGAATTATTCTGCCAACTCTGCCACGGCGAGTACAACGGCGACTGCGGCGCAGATTGCTGGGACCAACGGTGGGTTTGTTGTNNTGGACATGACNGGNAGCCTTGGTGCNGCGGGTGCACTTACTACCCCGACTGCTGCGGCGATTATTGCACAGCGACCAAATCTGCCGGACGGGCGTTCTTTCGTACTGCGGATTATCAACGAAACCGCTGCGACGAATGCGTGGACGCTTACAGCGGGTAGTAACGTGACCGTGACTGGCACAGCGACGATCGTTGCTGCGGCGTTTACGGACTTTACCGTTACACTGAATAAGTCGCTTGCGACTCCGACAGTGGTGTTCCAACGTATCGGCTCGGGCTCGAAGTAAGTAGTGGGTGGAGGGGGTGAAAGCCCCCTTCATTTGCTAACCAACAGTGATAAGTAAAGGGGTAAAGAAATGAAGAAACCCGGGAAAAAACCGATGACGATGGCGCAGTTTGAAAAGTCTTCTGAGGACAAGAAGATGGACAAAGAGGCGTTGAAGAAGATTAATGAGAAGCGGAAGAAGAAATGATTTGTGTGACCACGTTTTGATGGTCAAACATAGGAGTCAAGAGTGCCCGTCAATGTAGAATTCCCAGAAAAGCTCGAATGCTTGTTCAAACCCAAACGGTTTAAGGTGTTGTGGGGAGGGCGAGGTGCTGGCAGATCATGGGGCGTTGCACGGGCACTTCTTATCATGGGAACAGAGAGAACTCTTCGGGTTCTTTGCGTTCGTGAACTGCAGAACTCGATTTCCGAATCCGTTCACAAACTGTTGTCGGACCAGATCGAGGCCCTTGGGCTGTCGAACTTCTACGACATTCAGGTAAACAAGATTGTTGGCAAGAACGGCACGTCCTTTGCTTTTGACGGGATTAAAAACAACACGACGAAGATCAAATCTTACGAAGGNATTGACATCTGTTGGGCGGAAGAAGCGGTAAAGATTTCTCGGACCTCGTGGGGCATTCTTATCCCGACGATAAGAAAGGACGGGTCNGANATNTGGATGACGTTCAACCCNGAACTCGAGACAGATTANACCTATACNCGGTTTGTGAANCAGCCNGATCGGGATAGAAGCTTTGTTGTCAANATGACNTACAAGGATAATCCTTGGTTTCCGCCAGAACTTGTTGCGGAAATGGAGTCGGACAAACAGAGGGACTACGACTACTATCTGAACGTGTGGGAAGGACACACGTTGAAGATGCTCGAAGGCACGGTTTATGCGAAAGAACTTCGCAGCGCGGAAGAAGAAGGACGAATCTGTACTGTGCCGTGGGATCGGGAGACCCCCGTTGATACGTTCTGGGACCTTGGACGGGCTGATAATACAGCAATTTGGTTTGCCCAAAGGGTCGCAATGCAGAACCGAGTCGTTGCGTATTATGAGGCCTCGGGGTATGACCTGACGCATTTCTTGAAGGAACTGCAGAAACGGGCCTATGTTTATGGAACGATGAATCTGCCCCACGATGCCAAGGCAAAGCGACTCGGGAGTAAGCGGACGATTGAAGAGCAACTTCGTGCTGCCGGATATGAGGTTAAGATTGTCCCGAGTCAAAGTCGTGTGGATGGGATCAACGCGGCGAGATTGATTTTCCCTAATTGCTACTTTGACGAGGATAAGTGCGCGGATGGACTCAATGCTCTGCGGCACTATCGCTACAGGGTTAAGGACGGTCATCTGTCAAACGAGCCGCTGCACGATTGGGCATCGGACGGGGCTGATGCGTTCAGATACCTTGCTTTGTCCCTTCGGGGTCCGGGGCAGAAGAAAACAAGTGTGCTGGACAGGCTACGCCGGAAACGCCCGGTGGAAGTTGGTCGGGCAGGTGGTAATGGCACTGGTCTTGGTTGGATGGGCTGAAAAGGAACAAAGAATTGGCTGAAGAAAATGTAACAGAAGCCCTTGGGCTCGACCCCATTGTGCAAGAGGCGATAAAGCGATTCAACCAGTGCTCGGAGTGGGAGTCCACGGCCAGAAAGCGGTTTGTGGAGGACTACAAGTTTGCCAATGGTGACTCGGACAATGGGTATCAGTGGCCCAANGGTATCCGCAACGCGCGTGATGTGGATGCCCGTCCTTGCTTGACGATGAACGTGGTTAGACAGCATAATTATCAGATCACAAACGAGGCGAAGAAGAACAAGGCATCGGTAACGGTGCTGGCCACGGGCAATGGAGCCACTGCTGATGCGGCAGCAATCTACAAGGCCCTGATCCGTCACATCGAGTATATCTCAAATGCGCAGAGCGCGTACTCAACGGCGCAAGAGTTTCAAGTTGCTGGGGGTGTAGGGTACTGGCGAATTGTAACAGCATATGAAGAACCAGATACGTTTGACCAAGAGATTTACATCCAGCGGGTAACAGACCCGTTGTCGGTCTTTCTTGACCCTGATGCGCAGGAGAAGGATGGAAGTGACTCGCGTTTCGGGTTTGTTTTCGATGATATGCCGAAGGAAGAGTTTAATGAAACGTATCCGAGGTTCAAGGGCCTTGTCGGTCAGCAGCCGCTTGGGGTGACAGTCACGGACGCCGATTGGCTGTCGAAGGATCATGTGCGGGTTTGCGAGTATTTTCGCAAGGTCAAAAAGACCGATACCCTGTATTCGTTTGTTGATCCGCAGACGGGGGAGAGGCTCAACATTCGTGCTTCGAGAATGCCGGAAGATGTGCTGGAAGCGGTGGAGAATCATCCTCTTACCCGGTCGCGGGAGGTGGAGGAAGAGGTTATTGAGTGGAGACTCATTGCTGGGGAAAAGGTCATTAATGAAAGTATATGGCCGGGGAAATACATTCCGATTGTGAAGGTCATTGGGGAAGAGACTGTTATTGAACACACGTTGGACCGAAAAGGACACACGAGAGCCCTTAAAGACGCACAGAGAATGTACAACTACAACTGCAGCTCGCAAGTTGAATTTGTTGCCTTGCAGGGCAAGACGCCGTGGATTGCCCCGGTTAAGGCGATTGAAGAATATGAAAGCATGTGGAACACGGCCAACGTCGCGAACCATTCTGTTTTGCCGTATAACCATATGGATGATGAGGGAAATCCCATCCCGGAACCGACACGCCTTGATCCGCCTTCGGCCTCGAATGCCTACGCTGCTGGCATGGACACGGCCTTTAATCAGATGATGATGACTTCTGGTCAGTGGCAAAACCAGATGGGCATGATGGGAAATGAACGGACAGGTGCAGCGATTTCTCGTCGTCAAGATCAGAGTGCAACGGCGACGTTCCATTTTCAAGACAATTACGATGAAGGACTTCGGTACACTGGTAAGCAACTGTTGGACCTAATCCCTAAAATTTATGACACGAAGAGGACCCGGAAGCTGTTGGCGGAAGATGGGACCGAGATGGAGGTTCTGATTGATCCGACGGCTAAACAGGCGTTGGAGGTTAGGATGAACCAACAACAACAAATTATCAAACGTATCTTCAACCCGACGATTGGCAAGTATGATGTGGCGGCAGATGTCGGCCCGAACTTCGCAACTTCAAGGGAAGAGAGCCTGCAGGCGCTGACGCTGATACTGACGCAGGCCCCGGAATTGACGAATATCATCGGGGATTTGCTGTTGAAGGATATGAACTTCGACTCGGCACAGGAGGCTGCACAACGGCTGAAGAGAATGGTCCCGCCGCAAGCACTTGGCATTGGACCAACGCAACAGGAACAGGTTCTCCAGACACAGGTTACTTCGCTGACTAATGCCCTCCAGCAGTCGTTGCAACAGCAAGCCAAAGACTCGTTGAAGCTTGTTGGCAAGGCACANCTTCGNGANATTGATGTTTACGAGGCAGAGACGAAGAGAATGTCGGCTCTGAAAGAGATGTTGGTGGCGGACCCGCAAGGGCTTCTTGAGCTTATTAAACAACTCTTGTCAAACGCGACAGATTCGGAAAGCGATCTGGGGCCTGTGATAAAGGCGAATTCTGACGATTTGGATTTAGGAGAGTAAGATGACACAAACAAGCGCACATTGTCATAAGATGGTTCGAGATGTGGCACAAGCAATGGCCCATGAGGTTTACGATGAGTTGATGAAGGACAATGAGTGGTATAAAACTTGGAGAAGGAAGAACTATGGGGCGTCGCAGAAGGCGCTGGAAGAAAGGTTTGTCCGTGCCGTGTGGCCGGGACTGATTGAACAAGCTAGGG